AGTCTGACCCCACTTTTATATTTACGGATAATTATGTATTCATATCGTTGAAAAATATTAACATAAATTATCATACTAAAAATAAAAGAAATCAAAACTGGGAGGACTATAACGAATATGATAGTGAAATTGAGGAATATGATTATAATAATGATAAAAAAGTAACCAAAGAAACTTACGATAAACTAAATTCTATTGATAAGGTTGTAAGTAAATTAGGATATTTTGATAGTAAATTATATATACTTCATTATGTTGAAGGAATACCTCAACGGCAAATTGCAAGAGATACTGATATTCAACTATCAGTTATTCACTATAGATTAAGTAAAATAAAAAATAAAATAAAAGAAGTATATGGAGAGAATTAAGTTAATGTTAGGTGATAATATGTTATCATTAAGAGAATTACCAGATAATAGTGTAGATAGTGTTGTAACAGACCCTCCATATGGATTATCATTTATGAATAAGAAGTGGGATTATGATGTTCCATCTGTAGAATTTTGGAAAGAAGTATATAGAGTATTAAAACCTGGTGGGCATATATTATCATTCGGAGGAACAAGAACATATCACAGGATGGCTGTAAATATAGAAGATGCAGGTTTTGAGATTAGAGACCAAATACAATGGATTTATGGTAGTGGTTTTCCAAAGTCCCATAATATAGGAAAAAAACTTAATCAATATGAAGGATGGGGAACCCAATTAAAACCAGCAAACGAACCAATCTGCGTAGCAAGGAAACCATTATCAGAAAAAACAATTGCGGAGAATGTATTAAAATGGGGAACAGGTGGTATTAATATAGATGGATGTAGAATTGGTTTTATAAATGAAACAGATAAACAAAGTGCTAAACCACAAGGAAAGATTACAACAGGAACTAAAGAGAATGTTAGATTTAGATATACCGATGATACAACGAGAATTGAGTTAGAAAACAAACAAAACGAACAAGGTCGTTTTCCAGCAAATGTAATATTAGATGAATATGCTGGAGAATTATTAGACGAACAAAGTGGTGAAAGAAAAGTAGGTAAAGGTAGTAGAAGTGGTGGCTTTCAGAAAAACTATATTAATGGTGAAGTTATAAATAGAGTTGTAAATGAAGGTTATAATGATAAAGGTGGAGCATCAAGGTTCTTCTATATACCAAAAGTAAGTAAAAAAGAAAAGAATACTGGATTAGATGATTTTGAGGATAAATTACAACCAGCGGCAGAATTTAGACCTAATCATATGGTTAAAGCATTAGATGGGGAAGATGGTAATCCTTTTGGAAGATATTCACCAACTAAAAATATTCACCCCACTGTAAAACCTATTAAACTAATGGAATATTTAATCAGATTAGTAACTCCACCAGGGGGAACAACACTAGACCCTTTTATGGGAAGTGGTTCTTCAGGATGTTCAGCAATAAACGAAGGATGCCACTTCATCGGAATGGAAATGGATAAGGAATACTTCAACATAGCGAAAGCTAGAATAAATTATTATAAATATATAAAAGATGGAAAAGAAACCTTGTAAGACCTGTAAGAAAAAAATTACAGAAGTAATTGTAGAACCATTAGTAAAAGAAAATGGTGAAGTAAGAAAAAACCCAAAACTAACTAGAGATATTACAACTCAAGATAGGGAGTTAATGGAGAGAATAAATAAATCATATACTATTGAGAGTGATGATGTTAAGGCATTGTTTAAGTTATATAGAGAATTGTTCAACAAATATGTTGAAAGATGCAATTGTCCAGGACTTATTAAACTAATGATAGATTTAATTAATAAAGAACTATAAAAATGGAAACAACTAAATTAACTAATGATGAAAAACTATTTGTTAAGGAATATTTAAGTAATGGGTTTAATCAAACAAAAGCCTATCTAAAGATTTTCCCCAATACAACTTATGGAGTTGCTGCAACACTATCTAGCAAACTATTAAAAAAAAACCATATTAAGAGCTTTATAGAGAAAGAAATTGAAAAGGCAGGGGAAAAGATGGATTTAAGAAAAGAAGACCTTATAAAGGATTTATTGAAGATTAAAGAAATGTGCGTTAGTGAGGATAAAAGGTCCATACATAATGCAATTAAAGCGATTGAGGTATTGAATAAAATGTTGGGGTATAATGCCCCCGAGAAAACAGATGTTAATATTCAAGGTGATATTGATATTAGTAAATTAATAGATTTTGGTGAGTAAGATAACACTAAATAAAAAATATAAAACCCTATTCAAGAACGATAGAAGATATCATATTGTAAGTGGGGGAAGAGCGTCAGGTAAATCCTACAGTGTCGCTCTATATATTTTGTTATTAACTTTAGAAAAAGATAATGTTATTTTATTTAGTCGTTATACAATGACCTCAATATCCATCAGTGTATTCCCCGAATTTATTGAAAAGATTGAAAGGTTGGGGTTAGAACATTTATTTGAGATAACCAAAAATGAAATCATTAATAAACAGACTGGAAGTAGAATAGTATTTAAGGGGTTAAAAACAGGTTCTGCACTACAGACTGCAAACCTGAAGTCTATCGCTGGATTGAATATTATAGTTGTTGATGAATCGGAAGAAATCCCTGATGAAGAAACTTTTGATAAGGTAGATTTATCCGCAAGAAAATTGGAGAAATACAATAAGGTAATATTAATGTTCAACCCCACCAGTAAAGCGAGTTGGTTATATGATAGGTTCTTCGCAAGAGAAGGTGTTGAACCTGGTCAGTGCGTTGAAACAGATGATATCAATTATATACATACGACCTATTTAGATAATATACAGAACTTATCCCCCTCTTTTATTAAACAGATTGATAAGATGAAAAGAACCAACCCTGAAAAATATAATCATATTATAATGGGGGCATTTTTAGATAAGTCTGAAGGTGTTATTTTTAGTAATTGGGGTATAGATAAATTTGATGATGAATTAGAATATGGTTTTGGAATGGATTATGGATTTAATACAGACCCAACAACTTGCATAAAAGTTGCCATTGATGTTAAGAAAAAGATATTATATTTAGATGAAAGACTTTATAAACCCGAATTAACCACCAGTGAAATATACGACCATATTAAAGATGAGGTAGGTAATAAATTAATAGTGGGGGATAATGCTGAAGGTAGATTAATTGAAGAACTAAAAAGAAAGAAACTAAATATCATCCCCTGTAAGAAAGGTGCTGGTAGTGTTGTTGAAGGTATTGAGTTAATGAAAGATTATAGAATAATTGTAACCCCCAATTCAACCAACCTTATTAAAGAGTTAAACAATTATATATGGAACAGCAAAAATACCCCAATAGATATGTATAATCACGCACTTGATGCGACCAGGTATTATTTTACCCATAGAATAAAAAATCAAAAAATTAGTAAATACAGAATTAGATAATGGAAATAAATATAGAACAATACATAAAGTTAAAGATAATTGTTAAGTCCTTTCAAGAAGACGAGAACAGATTGTATAAGGAGATAATGAAATTATTCAAGATAGACCTCAATATCCCCAAGAAGGAGGGAGATAAAATCATTTTGGATATTATGTCCCAAGTAGAAGAAAATAACTCTTTAATTCAACGATTTACATATGATGGAATTGAATACGGATTAATCCCCAATTTAGATAACATATCAACTGGTGAATTTATTGATATTGATTCCTTATTGAAGGAGGATGAAAATCTACATAAAGTTGCAGCAATCTTATATAGACCCATTACAGATAAGGTAAAAGACTTATATAGAATTGAACCATATAACGATTATGATTTGGATTATTACTCCGAGATAATGAAGAAAGTAGATTTTAGAATTATAGCTGGTGCTATAACTTTTTTTTTTAGTTTTAGGGAAGACTTTATTAGAGCATTCCCTTACCTCTATAAACCAAAAGATGATGAAGATGAAGAAGAACAAGAAGAAGGGATAAATAACCTAAAGAGATACACTGAAGAAGACGCATTTAGAGATGAGATGGGTTGGTATTCTATGTTATATGTTGCGGCTGGGGAACAATACCTAAAGATAAGAGAAGTGACCTTATCCCCAGCAAATGAGTTCTTATATTTTATGAACTTTTATAAGAAAAAAAGTGAGTTGGAAATCAAGAGAATTAACTCACTCAACAAAAGAACTAATTAATGTCTTTAATACAAAAAAACTATGAACTCATTTTATAAAGTAAGTAATAAAATAAAAGAACTTTTCTTAACTAACCCTGATGTTAATACAATTGTATTTGGAAGGACTAGTGAAAGAGACTTATACAAGAAATCTATTTATCCATTAGTCCATATTAACCCCATTTCAAGTAGCTTTAATACTTCAAGTGTTAATACTTTCACTTTTGAGATAGCGGTATTAGACCAAAGAGACTTATCTAGGCAAACTGAAGCGGATAAATACGAGGGTAATGATAATGAGATAGATAACTTGAATTTAACTCATAGTATTATCAATAGATTTATTAGTGAATTTAGACTACAGAACAATTCAGATGAAATTGAAATCACCAATGTAACTGAAGCGACTACTCTATTGATGAGTGGGCATAATTTATTGGATGGTTTTTATGTTAATATTACTTTTATTATCCCTAATACAATGATTGATGTATGCTAATTAAACAGATAATAGCGTCCCAAAAGAACTACTGGAGAACTCTACAGGAATATTCTGACTATTTTGAGAAAACACTTAAAGATAATGCCCCCATTAATACTGGTAAATTAGCGGAATCAATTAATAGTGAGGTAGGTTTTGATGCGAATGGTAATGTTGATTTAGATATTACTATGAACGAATATGGTCTATTTATCAATGCTGGGGTAAATGGTGTAACAATAAGTAGGGGGAGTATATATAGTTATAGAGATAAAAAACCCCCAATATCAGCATTACAAGGATGGGCTACGAGTAAGGGTATTAATGTATATGCCTTACAGAATAGTATATATAATAAAGGTATTCAGAAACAACCATTTATTGACGAAAGTGTTAGTGATGTCAATGTAGTCAGAATGGCTGATGATTTAGCAAATAACCTATGGAATGATTATTCTGAAATAGAAAACAATATAAATATAAATAGATAAAATTATGCCAACGAAATATTTAACAATAAAATTTTACGAACAACCTGAAGAAGGGGATAAAATAAGATTTGCGATAGCTGATGATACTGCAACTTTTGGTGTATATGAATTTAGTAATGGTGAATACGATGCTGAATTAACTTACAAACAACAATCAGGAAAAACTTGCAATAGTATAATGGCATTTAATAGTGATTGGTCTATGAGGTCCTCATTCAACTCCCCAGGTGTTGTTGGAGTTGAAGCCCCAGGTGTTATAAAAACAGGTGATACTTTATCAGGATTTATATATGATGCTGATTTTGATGGTGCTCAAGCTGTATTGGTTGGTCAATTTGACGAATATAATGGTTATAGTTCAAGGAATATGGTTGCTATTGATAGAAATGGTAATTTATTAGCGAATTTATCAACTTCATTTGGTTCAGCAACTATTAACTGCGTAAGATACGATTCTAGTTATGGTATTTTATTTGGAACTTCAACTACTTTATTTAATGGAACAACAGTAAGAGGGTTTTCAAGATTATCAAGTGGTTTTAGTTTAGATACAACTTTCAACAATAATGTAATTGCAACTGGATTAGTAAATGCTACAACTCAAGTAACCGCATTGGAAGTATGTCCTACAACTGATAAAATATATGTTGGTTATACTAATTCAACAGGTGGTGGTAGAGTAGTTAGATTTAACACTGATGGAACTATTGATGCAACATTTACAGCTGTTGTATGTTCTAATGCTACTACAGGAAGTTTAGTGTTTATCAGGTCAATTGCGATAGACCCTAATAATGGTTTTATATTGATTGGGGGTAATTTTAATGATGTTAATTCAACTGCACAAAGATTAGTAGTTAAAGTTAATAATACTGGAACTCCCCAAGATTTTATTACATTATCAGGTGGAACAGATTGTAGAGCGATTACTTTAGATGAAGATGGAGATATTGCATATATTGGGGTAAATGCAACAAGAGTTACAAAAGATATTATACCAGCACAAACAATATATGATATTAGTGGTAAAGGTATTATAAAAGTGGAAACAGCTAGTGGTGATACAAGTAATAACTTTAATGAAATAATTGGAAGTGGTATAAGATGTTATTCAGGTAATACAACATATCTTGTTAATGATATTCAAGTTGTTGAACAATATGGTATTGATAATAGAAAGATGTTAGCAGTAGGTGGTAAATTCAAGACTTTTGGTGATTTTAGAGCAGAGAACTTCGCTTGTTTTGATTTGGAATTTGGTGTTCCAGCTATTTGGACTGATGTTAATGATGCTGTTCCCCAAGTTGATACATTGAAATTTACTACTAACTTTAATAGTGAAATAAATAGACTATTAGTAAGTAAGGTATCACAAGGTGGGGGATTAACAACCTTACCTAATATGTTTTTAGCATTGGGTAGTTATGATATTCTAAAAGGTATTCAAGTTGATACTCAATTTACACCATCAGGTTCAGCACCATATGGAACTTTTAATATAATGAAAAATATTGAGATTGGTCAATATAAAACCAATACAGATAGTGTTACATTTACTTTTAGTCAAGCGAACGAATGCGAGGGTGATATGTCAATATTATTAGGTAATATATATAATCCTATTACTAATACATATGATGCAATAGGTGAAACATTTGAGTTCAGATACGACCCAGACCCAGGTCAAGTTCAGATTGGAGCATTTGTTGGTTCAACAATGGTTAATTTTAAGAACGCATTAATAGATAGATTTACCCCCTATTTTGATGATTTATTATTATATACAAGGGGTTATGCGTTGGGTGCTGGAGTAAGAGATTTTACCTGGAGTATAGAGATAATTGATGCTACTAATCTAAAGATAACAACTAATAATCCTATATGGAGAAATGGTTTTTTAACAACTAATACTTTTCCTGACCCATTTATTGTTGCTAATACTGGGGAAGCAATAACTTATAATAGTTCTTTTGCTGATACTTATTGGAACACTTACCATAAATTAAGAGCTGAATATATAAATAGCACTGGTGGTGAGACTATAGTTTATGAAGGAGTATTGAACCAAGATAATGATGATTTTTATTATGTATTTGGAAGTGATGTAATAATGGGTGGTGGTAATCTTGATGGTTCTGAAATCAGTTTATCATTTGAGTATGATAATCCTGCACCCCCAGCTTCACCGAGAGAAGTATCATTTTTTAATATTATTCAACTATTGGGGGAAATAGAATTGTTTTCCGAGGAACAATTAGTTGATGGTTCAGAAACATTTTTAGTAAGAAGTCCAGGATTTGTAAAAACAACAAGTGGAACAACATATTCAACTTTTGATGTATATACATATTCAGGTAATATTTATGATAATACACCAGTTAATTATAGTGTTACAAAACAAAAAATAACCCCTACACAAACTACTTTATATATTGATGTATCTAATTTAACAAAAGAAAATTTAGAAGCAGATATTACTAATTATGTTAGTGATACACCAGTAATGGAATTAGGTGAAAATGAAAGTAGATGGGTTAAAGTAATCATCAATAATTTTAGTGGCACTACTCAAACTTCACAAGATATTAAGTATTACTATATTATGGATGGTTTTGTATCCCCACTTGAACTAAATGAAAAAAATACTCTTCCAAGGATATTAACCCCAAAAACTAATATTATGGCAAGGGGAACTGCCCCACGAATATACTTTAGAAATAAGGGTGTTGTAAGTATTGGTGGTAATAGTGCTGGTTATCCTTTTGTTATTGACCCTAATGCGTTTAATTCAGAAAATAATCAATATTTTAACTCTATTTATGTTCCTACTTATTTGGGGGAAAATAATAGTATTACTTTTACTATTTTATATGATGATGATACAACTGAAGTAATTACATATACAGTATATGATGAATGTAAATACGATATTTATGAATTAATATTCAAGAACAAGTGGGGTGTATTAGAATCACTACCAGTAAGTAAGAAATCAGTAAAATCATTGAATGTTGAAGGTAATGATTATTTAAGAAGTATTGTTGATATTAATGGAGATTATAATATCAATCGGCATACCAACAAACAATTTAATGTTGGGGGTTATGAAGAGTGGATATTGAATACCCCATTTATACCTGAATATATGAATGAAAGTATTAAACAAGCAATGTTGAGTGAAGAAATATGGGTTAGACCTGTAGGTTACTTCCAATTTGGAGAATTAGTTCAGTCACAAGTAGTTTATCCAGCGGTTAGATTAGACCAAAACATTACATTTAAGACGCTAAATAATGATAGGTTAATACAATATACCATCAAGGTAAAATTGAGCCATAACGAGGTAAAAAATATACTATAATGCAAACAAAAATATATATTGGAACTGACTACGAATTATTAGATTTATATAATGATGAAAATATTAATGTTACTAGTAAATTAAGTGATATTGAAAAATTATCATCAGTGTTTTCAGATTATAGTAATAGTTTTACAGTTCCAGCCACCCCCAATAATAATAAAATATTTAAGCACTATTACAACTTTAATCTTGATAATGGTTATAACGCTAATATTAGGATAAATTCCTACATTGAGGTGGATACATTACCATTTAAGTATGGTGCGATACAACTGGAGGGGGTCACTATTAAGGACTTTCAACCTGATAGTTATAAGATTACCTTCTTCGGTGGTGTTACACAATTGAGTGATTTATTTGGTCAGGATGTTATTAGTAGATTAGACTATAGTGCTGATACTTTTGGAAACGAAACAAAAGTATTTACCTCTTTATCACAATTTGATTATGATTATACTGGTCCTAACTTTGCAGATAGTATTAATAACCCTAGCTTCAAGGATGGTAATATCATAACCCCCCTGATTGGTTATGCTGATAGAGACTGGAATTATGGAACAGATGATATTTATGATATTTCAACAACAGGTGCTGCCATATTAGATACTGAATTGAGACCAGCAATTAGAGTAATGAATTTAATTGAAGGTATTGAGACTAAATATGATATTAGTTTTAGTAGAAACTTCTTCGGAAAGGCAATGTTCAACAATTTATTTTTATGGATGAATGCCAATACAGACCAAAATTTGGGTAAAGAAGAGTTAGAACCTAATATTACTACTCCATTTACTGGAACTAATATTGGTTCAACTATAGTTATTGATGGTAATTATATGCAAGTAACTAAAAGATTATACACCACAGATGCTGAAGGTAGGTTTTTAGCGATATGGTATTGGGTTATAACACCTGATGATAATAGTATTAGTTATGATGCGTTTATCGTAGATGGGGATGGTAATAAGGTTAGAAGTTATTATAACAATAAAGGATATTTACCTATCAATTTAACTATTGAAGCTGATTATGGTGTATCAACTGAATTAGCAACCTTCAAGTATAAATTAATATTAGTTCCCCACCAAACAATGACCTTTAATTTGGGTGCAGCGGTTAAAAATCAACGATTTACTTCAGGAGGGGCATTAATTGTATATGGTCACCTAATATCAAACCCTAATAATATTACTTTAGATGTTAAAATATTGATGGAGGAAAATATCCCCAATTTAAGAGTATTAGACTTTATTCAAGGTATTATGAAAATGTTTAAGTTAATCATCAGACCATTAAACAATAGAGAATTTTATATTGATACACTCAATGGATATTATGGTAATGGAAATATTTTAGATATTACACCATATGTTGATAATAAATTAGTAAATATTGATAGACCCCTAATATATAGAACATTAAAATTTTTATACCAAAAAACAGATAATGTTACAGGTAAAAACTTTAGAGAAACCAACGACCCTAATAGAGATGAAATTGGATATGGTGATTTAAGAAGTATATATAATAGTATTGAGAATAGAGACGAATTAAAAATAGAATTACCTTTTGAGAATATGTTATTTGAGAGATTGGTAGTTCAAGAACCTAATTTAAGTGCAACTACTTTAACTAATATTATTATTGGTCAATCATCATCGTTGAATAATGATGGGACTTTAAGTAAAAATGCTAGCAAACCTATATTGTTCTTTAATAATGGAATATCAGTTACCCCTGAATTTCCATTTAAGACCAGATTTGGTGGTGAAGTTAATCCTGATGAAGGTGGTGATTATGGTATTGGGGGAACTGTAGCGTCAGTTAGTTATCCTTACATTATCGGAAACACTAATGATGGTATGATAGAACAAGTAACTGATACTATTAACTTCGGTGCTGAAATAGACCCTTGGCATCTTGTTGAGATAAATAATTCATTATACCTAAATTATTGGGAGGATTGGGTTAATACAATTTACTCATTAAGGCAACGAAAATTCACTTATAGTGCAATATTACCAAGTAGGTTTATACAAGAGTTATCGTTGAATGATAGAATTATAATTGGTAATAGTAGGTATAAAATTAATGATTATGCTATCAACCTAAATACTAGGGAAACTAAATTCACCCTTTTCAACGATATCTTTGAGTATGCAGATACTCCCCCAGTTGTATCAATAACTAATATTGAGGCTAATGCTGGGACTAAATTTTATGGTATTAATGTTAATACTGAAGATAGTTGGACTGTAAGTTTATTAGATGAAGGTTATGGAACTAATTGGGTTGAAGTATTAACTCCAAGTGGAACAGGTTCATCTGAAGTAGTTATTAGAATATTGGAGAAGGCATCACAGACCCCTCCTGAAGTATATGAACCAAGAGTAATAACAATAAATATTATAGTAGGTGGTGAATATTATCCTATCACTTTAACACAATATGGTCTTTAAGATATGAAAGAAATTATAGAACTATTACAATCGGATACCTGGTTAGTTAATGATGAAATCATTGAAATCGCAAAAGGTAAATATGAATACCCCTCCACATTAAAAGGGTGGGGTGAAAAAATAAAAAGAAAAATTAAAATTAAGTAACAATGGCGGATATCAATAAAACTATTAATATTAATGTTAATGCTGGAGGTGCTGATAATCAGTTAGATAACTTATCAGATAAATTAGATAAAGTAGGTAGTTCCACCACTAAAGTAACTCAATCAACTAATCTGCATACAAAAACATTGGATGGCAATAAGAAAAGTATATTAGAGAATGGTGGTGCAATGGGTATATTGGGAGCGGCTACAGGTGGTTTAGCAATGGACTTCAAGGATGCTGTTGAAGCGATTGAAATGACTGGGATATCATTAAAAGGATTAAGAGGTGCTATTATCGCAACAGGTATTGGTGCGTTAGCAATTCTATTATTGGAACTTATTACTAATTGGGATAAATGGAGTAAAGTTATTGATGGTTCAACTGCTGCGACTGAAAAATTAAACAAACAGATAGAAGAAACCAGAATACAATATGAACAAGTCGCTATTGCTAGAGATGCGAGTATTGCTAAAGCTGAAGCTCAAGGTGTAAGTGAAGCTGAACTTCATCGTCAGAGAATGGCACAATTTGCCGAAACAAAAGATAAAATTAATGAACAAATTGCGGATAAAGAAGCTTTAATCGCTATAGAAGAAAAATCATTTAATACTAATGAAGAACTAGTTGCCACCACTCAAAAAGAAATCGCACAATTAGAAATTGATAGATTAAAAAATAGTGTTGCTGCTAATACAGAATGGCAAAAAGAACAATTCAGAATACAGGATGAATTAATTAATAATCAAATAAAATCTGATGATGAAAGAGCCGCATCTGAAAAAATAAGATTAGAAAAATCAGTTGCAGCACAAAAAGCGGCTAACCAAAAAATATTAGATGAAAGAAAACGAATTAATGATGAAGTTAATAAATTAAACGAAACATTATTTACTCAAGGTTATAGTCAATTATCCCAAAATCTTAAGTTAAGTAATACTTTATGGTATGATAATCAAAATGCGTTAGCTGTATTTAATAAAACTTTAGCTCAAAAACAATCAGATAATGCTAAAGTTTTATTACAAATTGAATTAGATTCTAAAGAAAAAATAGCTGAAGTTAATAAAGATATTAATTCAAGAGAAATTATAAATGAAGATGAAAGAGCGGCTAGAATTAAGTTAATTATTGATGATGAAAAAAGATTATTAGAGGAAAGAAATGTTGCCTATAGAATAGAAACAGACGCATTAATTAAAAAAAATAATATAAATGATAGAATTGCTAATAAATTTTTAGATAATTCAGCAATTATAAGAAGGTTTAATCGTGATTCGTTAGCTCAAGTAGATATTGAATTAGCTAGAACAAATGAACAAATTAAAATAGAAGGTAAAATATTAGCGTTAGAACTTGAAAGATTAAACTTAACAACTGAAATGTTTAACTTTGAGAAAGAAAATGGTTCATTAGGGTTAGATAATTCCAATAAATTTGAGGAAATTAACAAAAGAATTAACGACCAGTATGATAATAGAATAAAACTTATTAACATATTAGCCGATGCTGAAGAAGAACGACTAGCTGGAGAAAAAGAAAGTTTAGAAAATCAATTAACATATTATAATGATTTATTAATTGCATCCCAAAAACTCGTAGATGAAAAAAAGAAAGATGTTGAAAGTGGATTATTAAAAAAAACTGATAAAGAATATGTTGATAGTATTCTGAAAAGAAGTGATTTAGAAATTAAAACAAAAGACCTCACTCAAAAATTACAGGAAAAAGAATTAGAACAAACTAAAAGTTTTTCAAGTAAAGTTTTACAAATAAATGAAGAAGGTGCAAATAGAGATTTGGCTATATTCACTAATATTTGGGAAAAGAAACGAATGTTGCGTGATGAAGCATTAGACCGAGAAAAACTATATTATGGTGGGGTTATGAATATTGCAAATGAATCAGCAAACTTCTTGGACGCATTGATTAGTAATGGGCATATGAAGGATAAAAAGGCTGCTGAGAATGCGTTAGCATTAAGAAAAGTAATTGGGGTCGCAAATGTCGTTATTACAGGTCAAGAAGAGATTAGAGGTATATGGGCAAACCCCTCACTTACTGCATTACCTGATACAGGAGCAACAGCTAAAGCATTATTAACAGCAGCCGCAGTAGCAAGAGCTGGTCTATCTATTGCAACTATCTTGGCTCAAAAGTTAAGTGGTGGTGGAAGTGGTTCTGCAAGTGCTGGAAGTGTAGGTCCCCAAGCTAACTTTAATGTAGTAGGTTCTTCAAGTAATAATCAATTAGCGGCAACTATCGCTGCTCAACAACAACAACCTGTTAAAGCGTATGTAGTTGGTTCTGATGTATCTACTCAACAATCATTGGATAGAAATATCATTAATAATGCGACTTTCATTTAACAAAATTATAACAAAATAAATAATAAATGTCTTTAAGTTATGGATACAATACAAAATTATAAAGTATTAATAGAACCTGATAATCAAGAGGAGGGTGTATATGGAATATCACTAGTAGAAGACCCTGCCGTTCATTATGAATTTATTGCATTTAACAAGCAAAAAGAGGTGTTAATGTTATCTACTATCAATGATGAAAAAAGGATTGTTACAGGGGTTGTTTTAGTTCCAAATATGGTAATACCGAGGTATAGTGAAAAAACCAAAACAAGTTATAACTTACAATTTGAGGAAGAAACTATATTAAAATTATCCCAAAAGTTCTTTACTGATGGTTATCAACTAAATAGTAATATTAATCATAATCCTAATGATGTTATTAATGGTTTAGTGTTCTTTGAGAGTTGGTTAGTTCTTGACCCCCAAAATGATAAGTCAAAAGCTTTGGGTTTTACTGATTTACCAAAAGGAACTTGGATGGCATCTGCTCATATTAAAAATGATGAGACCTGGGCTAGAGTTAAAAGTGGTGAGGTTAAAGGTTTTAGTATTGAAGCGTTCTTGGAAATGGAACAGATTGATTTATCAATAAATAAATATAATAAAAACAATAAAAAACAAGAGATGAGTATATTAAACGAGTTGAAAAGGATTGTCGCAAAATTATCAGGTGAAGAAACAAAATTGGAATCTGAATACGAAGTAGGGCAAAAATTATTATGTGCTGGAGAACCAGCCGAATTTGAGGATAATGGTTATTTAATTAAAGTAGATGAAAATTGTTTCATCACTTCTATTGAAGCTGTTCAACCTATAGAGGAAGAACCAGTTGAAGAACTATTATCAGAGGAGGTGGTTACTGAAGAACAATTATCTGAAGAAGCTACAGCTGCTGCTGAAGAAATTGCATCTGATGTTGAAGAAATCGCTGTTGAGGTAGAACAAGTTGTAGAACAAGTTGATATTGAGGCATTAAACGCATTGGTAGCTGACTTACAAACTCAAATTGAGGTGTTAAAATCTGAAAAAGAAAAATTAACAATGTCAAATGAAGAGTTAAAAACTCAACCAATTACTACTAAATTAAAAGCTAATTCAGTGGTAGATAAAAAAGAAACAACACTTGATGTATTATCAAGGATAGCAAATACAAAATAAAATAAAATAAAAAAAAACTAAAAAAAATTATTATGAGCACTTCATTAACTGTTACTTCTAATTACACTGGTGCATTAGCTGGTGAAATCTTTGTTCAAGCGTTCAAGAAAGCGGATACTATCGCTAAAAACGCTATTACTGTATTACCAAATGTTATTGGTAATGCGTTCTTACCTAAACTTACTCATTCAGCTGGTCTTGTGGCTTATGCTTGTGGATGGGACCCTACTGGTGCTGTTACTTACTCTGAAAAAACTTTAGCAACTAAAAAATTCAGTATTCAACTTGAATTGTGTAAAGATGAGTTCTTCCAAACTTTTCAAGCAAAAGCTGCTGGTTTTGGACCTGCGGATAATGAAATCCCTGCTGATATTCAGACTGCAATCTTACAAGCGTTGGTTGAAAATCAAGCTGCTGTAGTTGATAACGCTATCTGGAATGGTAATGATGGTGCTAACACTGTTAATGGTTTATTCAAGCAATTTACAGGTGATACTGCCGTTATTGATGTAACTGGTATAACTATTACTAAATCTAATGTTGTTGATGAAATTGCAAAAGTATATGATGCAATCATCCCTGAAGTAGAAGGTGACCCAGACTTGGTATTATTGGTATCTAAAAATGTTGCAAAAGCTTACAAACAAAATCAAGCTGAACAAGGTATTAATACTACTGTTGGTGAAAAAGAACTAAACTATCTAGGATTGAGAATAGAATCAATGTCTGCTTTCCCTAATGATGTTATGGTGTGCTATAGAGTTAAAAATGTTGGTTTTGGAACTGCATTATTGGCTGACCATAATGAGGTTAGAATATCTGATGATGAAGCAAGATTGGATGGTAATGTAAGAGCTAAAATGACTTTTACTTTAGGTGCTGGTTATTCATTCGGTGAAGAAATTATTTATTACAGAAAATAATAAATAAAAAAATACCCCTCCGATAACGAGGGGTTTTATAAAAATAATAAACTAAAAAAAAAATATACTATGTCTTGTGCAACAACTAAAGGTAGAATCGTGCTACCTTGTAAAAATGCGATTAGCGGACTTAAAAATATCTACATTGTGCCTTTTGATGCTACTGAACTTGTAACAACTTCTTCAACTGATTCTGGGCATACTGTAACTAATTTAACTGCTATTACTGAATTTTATCAGTATTCATTAAAAAATACTGCGAATGTATTTGATGAGGATGCTACTTCATCTTCTGATAACGGAACAACTAAATATACTCAAGTATTACAAGCTACCTTGACTAAATTATCTGCGGAAATGCAATACCAAATTAAAATGTTGGCTACTGGATATTCAAGGATTTTTATTGAGGATAATGGTGGAACAATTTATGCTATGGGATTAGGTCTTGGTGCTGAATTTGTGGTTAAGTCTTCTATTGGAGGAACTTTGGATGGGTTTTCAGGTTATAAATTAACTGGAACAGCAAATGAAACTGAACCATTCTATGTATTAAACTCTGCATCAGTAACTTGGTTAAAAGCCCATATATCTGTTGATAATATTACTGAATAATTAATATTTATATTAAACTAATTAACCCCCTCTGAAAAGAAGGGGTTTTTTTATGTTATAATATTCAACAAAATATATAAACTATGTCTTTAATAAAAATAAGATATGAAAATCATAAATGTTAATAATCTTGAAGGAATTAATGTAACAGCAGATACAACATTAGTTCGTGCAGATACAACACTCTATACAGCCGATAATAGTGGTTCAACAGGAACAACTATCTACTTTGATATTATTCCTCGTGAATATGTTGATGAGGTTATTGTAGAGTTCTATAATGAGTTAAGTCAGGTATTTTATTCAGGAATATCCCCAACTGTAATAAATGGTGGTTATATGCGAGTGTTCTTCCCTAATTATGGTTTTGTGGAAGGTAATTCATATGAATTAACAGTATATAAAAATGATGGTGTAACAATCTTATTCAGAAATAAGGCATATACAACCACTAATGATGATTTACCTAATTTTAGATATACATTACCTAATAATAATAAAATACAATTCTAAATGAAAAAAAATATAAACACCACTAAATTTACTGGTAAAAATGTAGTTAGTATTAACTTGAACAATTATGTTGTTCCTAATCCAACATTACAATTACAACAAACTACCAAATGGATTACTAATGGAATTGATAACTCCTACTTCCAATATGTTGAAGATAGGTATATTGGTTCCCCAACTAATGCTGCGATTATTGATGCTTACACCAACTATATTTATGGTGAGGGATTAGAAAGTAATATTGATATTGATAGTATCATATCCAAAACTGATGTAAGACTTGCTGTAAAGGACTTAAAGAAACAAGGTGCGTTCGCATTACAGGTAATTTATTCTAAAGATAAAAAATCTATTGTTAAGTTATACCATACACCTATCAGAACTTTAGCACTTGCTAAACAAGAGGATATTACAGATGATATTCAGAACTATTGGTATTGTTTTGATTGGAGATTAAAAACTAAATTCAGACCTTATATGGTTCCTGCATTTAACTTTGGTGATAAATCAACTCCTGAAATTGCGTATTATAAAATACCATCTGATAATCCCCTATTCGCATTAAACGATTATGTATCTTGTATGCAATACTGCGAGTTAGAAGAACAATTATCTAATTACTACATCAATCATATTAAAAACAATTTTAGTGCTGGAAAAGTGATTAATATTAATCAGGGGATACCTGAAAGTGATGAAGCTCAAGAAGAAGCTGAAAGAGCAATCCTGAACAAAACTAGTGGGACTAATAATGCTGGTAATACTTTAATATCTTTCAACGATAATAAAGAAAATGCTACCACTGTAGAGAATATTGAGATAACAGATGCTTATCAACAATTCCAGTTCATATCAGTAGAAGCAAGAGATAAGATATTAATGGCTCATAAGGTAACTAATCCTATCTTATTTGGTATTAAAGATGGTAGTGGTTTTGGTAATAATGCTGAAGAGATGATAACTGCCTTGAAAACCACTTATAGAAACCAAATTAACCCTTATAGGGATATATTTTTAGATGGACTTAAAGATATACTTGAACCATATTATCCTTCGTTAGAAGTAAGATTTAACGACTTTGATGAGTTGAACCCAGTTGTTGAAAATACAAGTGGTGAAACTACTATTGCAATGAAAAAAAAAAGTAAAAACATAAATATGGAAAGTTACACTGACTATCCATTACAGGCGATTGAGAATGCTAAAATTGCGTTAAGATATGCTGAAGAAAATGGATGGGGAGATTGTGGAACTGCTGTTGGAAAGGCTAGAGCTAATCAATTGGCAAATAAAGAACCTATTAGTGAAGAAACAATTGCGAGAATGGCAGCTTTTGAGCGTCATAGGCAAAATTCAGATAGAGAATTAGGTGATGGATGTGGTAGATTAATGTGGTTAGCGTGGGGTGGTGATGAAGGTATAGAATGGGCATCAAGGAAACTAAAAGAAATTAGAAGTGTTGAATTAAAAAATTGGACTAGCAAACCATCATCATCAAATATAAAACAAATCCTATATAATGATGAAACAATGGATTTAGTTATTCAGTTTAGAAGTGGTGATATTTATACCTATCCTGAAGTTGATTTTACTGAATTTGGTGTAATATTCGCTGGTGCTGGTATATGTAGAACAAGTGGTGAGAATAGATGGGGAAGTTGGTATGTAGGAAAAACCCCCTCTGTAGGAGCGGCAGTATATAACACTTTAATTAAAAATAATCATCCATATAAAAAAGGGGGCTCATTAAAGCTTCCAAAATAATAAAATAAATAGAATATAATATGGCAACTACAATATTATTAAACTCAAACGAAATTACCAAATATACAATTATAGGTGGTAATGTTGATATTGATAAAATACTCCCTTCAATTAAGACTTGTCAGGATATTAAAATTAAAAAATTATTAGGTGTAAATCTATATAATAAAATATGTAACGACTTTCTAAATAATACTTTAACAGGATTATACTTGGAGTTATATGATGATTATGTAAAATCATTAGTTATCCACGGTTCAACAGCAATCTTTTTGCAGAGTGGTGCTTATTTAGTTACCGATAATGGTATTACAAAAGGTAAAAGTGAAACAGCTGAAGCGGTAACTAAAAGTGAGGTGGATTTTTTAGTTCAATCTTCCCGTCAATTATATGAGGATTATAAACAAGAGTTTTTAGAATGGATTAAAATAAATGGGGGTGATATTCCCGAATATATAACTAATACCCAATCTAACAATTCAAGTAGAATACTAAATGTTGGTGGATGGTTATTAAAGAGACCTAACATATGTAATAACTGCACCGATGAAGAAAATTACTACTAAAATAGATTATTCAATAAAAAGTGAGTATATAAAGAAACTAAATATATACCTAAAAAATATAGAAAAAGATAAAAACGATGGAAATAATAATAAATACCCCAATAAATAGCGGAACAGGTGATGTTTTATCAACCGCTTTTGGAAAAGTTAATGATAACTTTAATGATATTGAGGTTATTCTATCAGGATTAACTGCAAATACTGGAACAACTGTTATCACTGAAACCTCGCAATTAATCAATGATGGTGCAAATGGGACTAATCCTTTTATTACTGCGTTGGATACTGCTCCTTTATATGCTCTTATTGCGGCTCAAAACACTACAATATCAGGACTTACTTCAACAATAATTAACCAAAATAGTCTAATTACTACTATTAATTCAGATATTATAGATATTAAAAATAGACTAACTAACTGCGGATGCTAATTTATAAAAATTTATGGAACATATAATTAATACACCCATTGATAGTGGGTCAGGTGATACTTTAACAGTCGCTTTTGGAAAAGTTAATGATAACTTTGATAATATAGAAACTAATTATCCTACAAATACAGATTTAACTAATGAGTTATCTAACTATATGGAAATAGGTGATGAAGTATCTATTAGTCAAGTTACAGGGTTAGAAACAGCATTAACAAATAAAGTTGATGTATCATCTTATAATAATGATTTATTGGTAATATCAAATGATATTATTGATATTAATCTACAGATAAACGAACTAAATACTGAAATAGATAATTTATCTTTCCCTGATATTTATGTAACAGGTGGAACATATTCAGCTGGAACTGCGGTATTTACAAATAATACTGGTGTAACTTTTAGTGTAACAGGTTTTACTACAGGATTTACTCCAGGTATTGATGTTTTTGTAACTGGTGGAACATATTCAAGTGGAACAACTATATTTACAAATAATACAGGAGGAACTTTCAGTGTAACAGGTTATACTACAGGTGATACAGGAAGTGGAGGTTATTGGTATGCAGAAAATTCTACACCCCCAGCAACAAGTCCTATCGCAAGTGGTAGTGATTCTATTGCAATGGGTAGAGGAACTGAAGCTTTATCTGCTGATATGTTCGTATATGGAACTAATGCTGGTCAGAATGCTACTAACGCTTATGATAGTAACTTCTTTGGTCAGAATGCTGGAGCGTATGCTACTAATGCGAATAATTCTAATTTTATGGGTAATAATGCTGGTCAGAATGCCAGTGGTGCTATTGGTTCTAACTTTTTGGGTCAGAATGCTGGTAGAAACGCATTTAATACTCAATATGGTAACTTTATTGGTTATAACGCTGGTGATGGTGCATCAGGTTCTACAGCATCTACTTTTATTGGTTTATTAGCTGGTAGATATGCAACTAACGCACCTCAATCTATCTTCATTGGAAGTAGTGCTGGAGAAGAGGCGACTTATGCTTCTAATGCTCAATTTATTGGTTCGGAAGCTGGTTTTCAAGCAACTAATGCTCAAAATTCTGTTTTTATTGGTAGAAATACTGGGACTGGGGCAATTAATTCATCTTGGTCTAACTTCATTGGAAGTGAAGCTGGTTATGGTCAAGAAAACGCATCATATTCAACTTTAATGGGTTATGCTGTTGGTTCTTCAATGGGTAATGATAACGAATTAGGTAGTAATAATATTATCATTGGAACAAACATATCTTTACCGAGTGGTTCTACAAATAGTGTTAATATCGGTGGTATATTATTCGGTTCTAATACTAATAGTTTTGATATTAATAATCCTACTCCCCCTTCAATAGAACCTTCAATTAATGGTAGAATAGGTATTGGTATTGTTAATCCTCAAGCAACATTACATATTAGTGGTGATACAATTATTGATGGAACAATATCTGCAACTACTTATCTGAATTTCCCTGATTTATCAGGTTCTTATTTACCATTGAGTGGTGGAACGATGGATGATAATGCAAGTATTTCATTTAATAATACTTCCCAATTAAGAGAAGGAACTTATGATTTCGGAGGTCAAGGTGGTATTAGTCAAATCTGTTCAGTTGGTTATGAAAATAATTGGCAAAGTGGATTTAATCATATTTTTGATAATAATGGTTTTATTAGAGAATCAAGATATTGCTTTAATGTTATCCCTGATAATACTTTTGATGATACTTTAAGATTTAAGGTTGGAAGTAGATGGGTGTTGGATAATGGTGATATTTATATATGTTCTGATGCAACTACAGGTGCTGCGGTATGGACTTATTATAATAGTGATATTTATGTAACTGGTGGAACATATTCAGATGGAACAACAACTTTTACTAACAATACAGGAGGAACTTTCAATGTTGATGGTTATTACACTGGTTTTACCCCAGGTGTAGATGTTTTTGTAACAGGTGGAACTTATTCGTCTGGAAATGCAATATTTACTAACAATACAGGTGGAACTTTTAGTGTAAGTGGATTTGCTGTAGGTGGTGGTGGTGGTCAAACATTTTACTTGAACTTATCGCAATCGCAAAATGGAAATAGATTATTGAGTTCAACCGCATCTACGGCATCTGAACAAACTAGTGGTGTTACCATTAATGCTGGTGCAACAGGTAGTATAGCATCTTTTCAATCACAACCATTAAACATAACATTAATACCAGGTGGTGTCTGGAGTTTTTATTTACATTCATATAAACAAAATAATAATGCAGGTTTTCAGATATTCGTTGAGGTTTATAAAAGAACAAGTGGTGGAACTCAAACATTGTTATTTACAACAGACCCAGCACCTGTAACTACTAATTCACCTAATCCGTCAATGCAACTTACTGATGGTTATTTTAGTGGAACAACACTAAATGTTAGTGATAGCATAATTGCGGTGGTCAGAGCGACTAATACAGGTAACCAATCGCATACAATAACTTTATTTACGGAAGGAACTAATCATTATTCATATGCTGTATCAACGATACCAACCCAACAAGGTTTAACTTGCGATACTTTAAGTGGTTGTAGTGTTATTCAAACGATTGAGACTAATTTATCAAATAAATTTGATAAAAGTGGTGGAACAATTACAGGTGGTTTAACTGCAAATACAATATCCGCAACTACTTATCAGAATTTACCTACAGATGTTTTTGTAACAGGTGGAACATATAATAGTGGTAATTTAACTTTCACTAACATAACTGGAGGAACTTTCAATGTTACTGGTTTATATACAGGTTTTACCCCTGGTATTGATGTTTTTGTAACAGGTGGAACTTTCAATGCTGGAACAACAACTTTTACTAACAATACAGGAGGAACTTTCAATGTAACAGGATATTCAACAGGTGGTGGAACATTTACAGGAGGAACTGTTACAGGTCCAACAACCTTTACAAATGGACTTACAGCAAATACAATATCTGCGACTACTTATCAGAATTTACCTACAGATGTTTTTGTAACTGGTGGAACTTATAATAGTGGAACAGGGGTTGCTAACTTTGTTAATAATACAGGTGGAACTTTCAATGTAACAGGATTTAATACTGGTGGAGGTGGAGGAGGATTAACTTTAACTCAAGTAACAGGATTAACTCTATCAGCAACAAGTTGGACTTTAGTTAGTGGATTTTACGAATATGATTTAAGTGATGGTAATATAACCTCAACAAGTGTAGTAAATGTTATACCTGATAACGCATCAACTTTTATCGTAAATAATGTTGGAATATTACCAAGAACAGATAGTTCAACAGGGTCAGTAAAAATATATTCAACATATTATCCATATTCGGATATAACAATAACAATTAATATACTAAAATAATATGGCAGTAGGAAATTTTAATACCCCATCAACAAACATAACGCAACCAATCACTCCTTGGGTAAGACCGAGTGATTGGTTAGCTATACCAACACCTGGAACTCAAGAAGTTATAGGATTATTAGCTATCTTTGATGATATTAATTATATAGCATTAGAATGCACTGGAGCATATACTGTTGATTGGGGTGATGGAACCTCAACAAATCACGCAAGTGGAACAAGAGCGAATAAAACTTATGCTTATTCAGGTATAAGTTCTGCAACAACAACAACTTTAGGGTATAGGCAAGCTTTAGTTAGAATTACTCCCCAATCAGGTCAGAATTTATCATCAGTAAATTTCGGGGTTCAGAACACTGGATTTACTAAAGCATATTCTGTAGGATGGTTAGATGTAGATATTAGATTACCTAATGGCACTATGTATTTTAATGGTCATCAAAACCTTGTTAGGTATAGTAGATTAGAGAAAATAGTCATTAGAGAATTAGTATCAGGTGCTTTAATGGGTAATTTATGTAATAATATGTGGAACTTAAGGTCTATATATATAGAACCTAATGAGACTGCAAATACAAGTAACTTCGTTGCTATGTTCGGTTTTTGTTATTCGTTGGAGGAAGCACCATTTATGAATACAATATCAGCTACTTCAATGACTAATATGTTTAATGCGTGTAATAATCTAAAATCAGTTCCATTATATAATACCGCTAATGTTACAAATATGGAATCTATGTTTTATCAATGTAGAAGTTTAGAATATATACCACCATTTAATACAGGTAAAGTTACAACTATGACGACTATGTTCCAAAACTGCACTTCACTAAAAGCAATACCTTTATTGGATACCTCAAATGTAACTCTTGCAGGTAATATGTTTAATACTTGCACTGCATTAGAGAGTGTTCCAGCACTAAATTTAGGTAAAGTTGCTAACTTTGGTGGTTTTTTATCTACCTGTTACTCATTAAGAAGTATTGGATTAATGAATACTTCAGCCGCAACTTCATTTAATACATTTGCAACAACTTGCACTTCATTAGAAGAAGTCGCATTATTAGATACCTCAAAAGTATTAGATTTTAATAGTGCATTTTTTGGATGTGTTGCTTTGGAGAAATTACCCCAATTTAATACAAGTGCAGCAACAAATTTTAGTAATATTGTTAATGGATGTGGTGCTTTATTAGAAATACCATTATGGGATACCACTAAAGTAACCACTTTTAATTTAGCATTTAATAACTGTTTATCATTAAGAAGATTACCAGCACTAAATGTTTCAGCATCAACTGTATTTACAAATTTTCTTGGAAATAATGTTTCAATTGGTAAAAGTGAAATTTATGGTGCTAGATATGGAAATTCATATACTAATATGGCGTTAAGTCAAGTTGAAATTGTTAATATATTTACTAATTTAGGAACAGCGGTTGGTGCTCAAACAATAAATGTTTCAACTAATCCTGGTAGAGCAGCATTGACTGCTGGAGAAATAGCGATAGCCACTGGGAAGGGATGGACTGTATTATAATAATAAACAATAAAAATAAAAATTATGAAAATAGAAACTATACCAAATTATTTTATCCATATAACTGCTGAAGAAGGTAAAGAACTGGTTAATGGAGATAATAGAGCAAAAGAAATTTATGTTCCTTTAGATGGTGATTATTCAATGTGGGTTGAAGAAGATGAATTAATTATACCTGAAATAATTATACCTGAAATAGAACAAACTGAATAATTATGTTTTTAATACAACTAAATATTGATTCTATGAGAGCATATCTATTGGGAGTTTTAACCTCCATATTAACCTTTTTCTTACCGATTAAAGGATTTTTAACACTAATGGGGGGTATGGTAGCATTGGATACTTGTTTTGCGATGTATGTTGCTTATACAATGGGTGATGGTATGAAAAGTCTTACAAGTAGTAAGTTCTTCAACATCGCCCCCAAATTGTATTTTTATTTAGGTGTTATTATGTTAGCATATATGGTAGATTATTTTATTGTTGGAACTGACTACTTATTCGGTGTTAAACAATTCGGAACGAAGATAGTTACCTTTGCGTTCATCAGTAATGAAATTAAGAGTGTAAATGAGACCTTTGTTAAACGATTTAATAAAAGTATATATGATACACTAAAAGAATATTTTAGCGTCCTAAAAGACCTAAAAAAAGATATTCAGGAAATTATAAATGATAAAGAATAAAAACATATTAATATGAAAGAACAAATACCTGTAGAATTAATAAATTTACTTCAAGAAGGAGCTCGTCAATACACTAATAGTAAAGCAACAACGGATGCTGGAGTAGTATTACGACTTATTGCTAAATTTATCCCCGTATCATTAATAATAAAATTATTTGCTCATAAACTAAAATAAAATGCTAACAACAACAGAGATAAAAAAAACCTATGGAGAACCTGGTGAAAGTGGGTTAATGCTAATAACACTACCTTATCCGATGCGATTAGCGTGGGATAAAAAAACAACAGTAACTAGGATACAATGCCACCGATTGGTTGCTGATAACTTTTTAAGAGTTTTCAGTGAAATACTAAAAGAGTATGGACTTGAAAAGATAAAAGAACTTGAAATAGATATTTATGGTGGGTGTTATAACCTTCGTAAAATGAGAGGTGGTAGTGAGTTAAGTCGTCACTCGTGGGGTATTGCAATTGACCTAAATCCTGAAAAGAACACTCTAAAAGAGACTAAAAAAACAGCTCAATTCGCAAAACCTGAATATAAAAAGATGATTGATATCTTTTATAAACACGGATTTTTATCTTTAGGTAGAGAAAAGAACTACGACTGGATGCACTTTGAGATTAAAGAGTAATAAAAAACCCCTCCGTTTAAGAGGGGTTTAACATTTTCCAGCAAATTGGCAAATAAACTGAAATCAAACAAACCATTTTAACTAAATAAATTTAGATTGGGACTAAATTATGAAAACAAGGTTCAATATTGGTTGAATATCTTACTTAATTATAAATATCTGTAATTTATTGTAAAGACTAAATTGATATGTTAATTTATTGTTAATTTTATAAATTTTCATTTAATGCGTGTAATATATTTATTTTTTCCCTGATTGTTTTCGCATTACTAAAATCTTTTGTTATCTGATTGATAAGTTTATCATTTTCAATACTACCAAGAACTACTATTTTATTAGTTAAACTTTCAATTAATTTTTTATTTTTCATAATTTTATTTTTTTATTTTTTACAAACTTACAATTTTATATAATATCATCCAAGTTATTTTTTATTTAATTTACATAATTACTTTTATTATTCAGAACCCTCCCCCATATACTATCAGTTAGAATATCATCATCATCACTTTTTATAGTATTTTTTTTATCAATTTTACTTTCAACATTGGATATTAATTCAATTATTGACTTATCACTTTTCTTCCAGGTTTTTATTTCATTTTCAAGTTCATATTGGCATAATTTATATTTACCAATATACCTAGTTAATTTCATATAATAATCATCAACACTTGCCCAAGGATTATCTTTCAACATTTCTTCAATTTCAATAACTAATTCATTGTTGATATTATCTTTAGATTTAATTATTGGTAGGTTTTCTTCTTCCTGTTGAACGATAATATCTTTTTTATGTATTGATACCACTTTTATATTATCTTCCTTTATTTGGTCTATTTTAACTTCTTTATTCGTTGAAGATACATTTTTATCTAATTTGTTACCTAATGTAATATACCTTCTATTCCCCCATTTAGAATCAGGATATTTTTGCTTAGAAGTTGAAGTAATAATAAAATCATTATCTTTAAGATATTTTATAATTCTACTAATCATTCTAACACCCCCCAGTTTTTCGTTGAAGTGTTTTACTATATGTTCATCTGTATAGAAGAACTCTTGTTTATTATCGCAGTGTGAGATAATAAATGATAATAATGTAATATCATTATTTGATAATTCGTTGAAGTTATATAAATAATTATATACTTTAGTAAATGTAGTTGAAGTAGTTTCCATTTTTTTTATTCCTTTATTTTTATGTTATGTCCTTTTTTATTTTACTCGGGAAAGGAAGTTGGGGGTAATTAATCCCCAACACCCGAGGAAGATTGATAACAACCTTCTATTATAAATATATTAAACTTTATAAAAAGACCAAATAATTAACTATATTATTTTCTTATAGTAAAAACAATTTCAATAGATATTATTTATATAATCTTATTTATGTAAAATTACTATTATTATTTCAATAAAACAATTTTTTATATATATAATATAATAATTATTATAATCTTATCTTATTTCTTATCTTATTATCTTATCTTATTTCTTATCTTATTATGAATGGTCATATATGTCTATATAATGTAGTCATATATGTCTATATAATGTAGTCATATCTGTCTATATAATATGGTCATATCTGTCTATATAGTATAGTCATATTTGTCTATATATGATTTAACAATTTGGTAGATATCGGTGATTATCACCTGTAAGTAAGAAAAATATAAATAAAACCTATAGGACCATCTTCAACGATAGAAAAAAAGTATTTTGTATTTTAGTAAAATTGATTATATTTATATTATATAAACAAACTAAAAAACTAAATAAAATGGCAAATTCAACAGGTAAGGCAATCGCAACTCAATCACAATTAAAATTCGTATTGGATTATTCAATCCATATGGATAAAAAATTATCACTAAAAGATATTATTGCAATCAGTAATGTTCTTATTGATTATGTAGAAAACGGATACTCAAAAGAACTATCAGATAGAATAGGTAAGATAGATGAATATCTTCAAGATAAATAACGACCACTTCAAGTGGAACTTAGGACCTTATCGTAACGGGTAAGAAATTAAAAGGGGAACTCGCTACTCCCCTTTTTTTATTTATACTAATTTAATCCTATCAAAACATAATATATGATTAACCAGGTCCTCCCCAATACAAGTAAGTGTTGTATTAATAAATTGTTTTGGATGTAAATGGGGGTTGTCAAAGATAAGATTTAACTCAATAGATAGAGATAAGTTCTTCAACGAAATATCACGAATAATAAAGGGTTTTACGGAACCGAAATAATCTTCCAGTATCTTATGAGTTAAAATGATTAATTGTTTCTTATATGTAGTAAAACTATCATCAAAGTCCTCATCCTTTTCAACTTTACTCTTTATAATAACATAAAACAATTTACTTGTCTTTAAGTTGTCGCAACCTATTGTATAATCTACCGAATGATAGTTAATTCTTTTTACCATAATCTTAAAATTTTGTTAAAGTTTTGTTAATTTTTATAGTTTTTTATAATAACTATATATTTATAAATATAAACTAAAACTAAAAAAAACAAATTATGGGAAATTATCAAACACAAGATGAAGATGGTCGGCAACTGTTTCATCTATTATGTTCGCAACAAAAGTGGTGTAGGCATAAAAAGGATTCAACTAATAAGTATTCAAGTTGGGACTTATCTTATTTAAGTGGTAAAACACGAATGATAGGTGAAATAAAATACAGGAGAGAATATGAAGGTGATGAATTTTATGATTGGATACTGGAGCTTGAGAAACTAAATAATCTAAAGAAAATCCACGAAAAGATGTTAAAACAGGGGATTGAGACTAGGATAACATATATTAATCACTTCAACGCTAATTATACTTTAATATGGGATATTACTGACCTAAATTTAGATAATTATCAAATTAAAAAAGTTAAACTACAGAAAAACAATTTTGATACAACTGAAATATGGAAAGATGTAATTTATTTACCAAGTTATCAGGCTATATTCAGAGGAGAAACAGATGAAACTAAAAGTATATTTATAAAACAACTACACAATGGCAACTAAAAAACAAACAAACAAAAAGGACGAAGAAATAATCAAGAACATATTTATCTTGTTGAAAAAATTAGATGATTCGCAAGTAAAATTATCAGAAATATTAAAAAAAAATGAAAAATAAAGATAAAAAAATACAGGAAGAATTAAGAAAAAAAGCGATTAGAGAAATAAAAGCAATATTATTCTTACAACAATTTAATAAAATGTTAAAAAAAATATAATGGAAAAATCATTTAGCGAAAAAATACAGGAACAAAAACGAAA